AGGTACGCCGGTTTCTGCCGAACAGGTCAATACATGGTTGCAACAGGACATGTCAACTGCCATTAAGACAGGCCAAGATTTTCTTGGGATGGATACGTGGAACAAATTAGATGACAATCGTAAGAGAGCAGTAACCGACCTTGCATTTAACATGGGCGGAGGCACACTAAGTAAATTCACACGATTTAAGGCTGCAATGCAGGCGGGCAATTATGATGCTGCAGGCGCATCCCTTACAGGATCTCTCTGGTTTACGCAAGTCAAGAGTCGTGGGCCAAAGGTTGTCTCTCAGATTGTTACCGGTGTAGATCCAAACGGATGTGATAAACAATTCCCGGCCAGCTAATAAAATACATTATAATTCTCTTGATAAATAACAAAAAGGGAATTATATGTCATCAATACAAACCGGCTTAGTTCAAAAACAACGAATTACTCGTAAACCTTACTTTGTTGGTTTTAATACTGTAGGACAACCTAGTCCGCCGTATTCTTTAACCAACATTGATATAGTAAAAAGAGATATAAACAATCACTTTGCTACTCCAATGGGATCACGAGTAATGCTTCCGAATTTCGGTACAAGAATTTTTGAATATCTCTTTGATCCGTTTGACGAATATACTAAAAACGCAATTATCGAAGATGCTGTTAGAGTGGTTAGTGAAGAACCAAGAGTTGAGTTAGTTTCTGTTGATGTGTATCAAGAAGACCAGGCGTTGAATGTTATAATGGTTTTGTTGTTCAAGCCCGAATCGGTTACCGATAACCTCTTCGTAACATTTTCGCTGAAAGATAAGGAAGCATTCTAATGTCCGAAAGTATCAGACAATCAAATCTCTTCGCCGCTGCGGACTACAAGAAAGTTTTTAAAGCATATTCCTTTATTGATTATACTGCTTACGACTTCGATACTCTGAAGCAGGCTCTAATCAATTATATTCAGACTTATTATCCCGAAGACTTCAATGACTACATTGAGAGTTCAGAATTTATTGCAATTATTGAATTACTTGCTTATCTTGGAACAAGTCTTGCGTTCAGAACAGACCTTAACAGTCGCGAAAACTTCATTGATACTGCTGAGCGTAGAGAAAGTATCATACGACTCGCACAGATGGTTAATTATGTTCCGCGCAGAAATATCCCTGCTAATGGGCTATTTAAGATTGCCGCAGTTCAAACTGATCAGCCACTAACAGATGCCAATGGTATCAACATCAATGACCTTACTGTGTTCTGGAACGATCCGAATAATCCGGATTGGTTTGATCAATTTATTCAGATTTGCAATGCTGCATTTAGCACATTAAATCCATTCGGCCGCCCAACCAAGAGTGGTAATATTGGAAGCATCCCAACTGATATGTATCAGTTGAATAATGTAACAAGACTAAATGTGACATACCCAATTACGATTAGTATTAATGGACAACAATATCCTATTGATGTATGCAATCCCGATTTTGTAACAAACGAAACGATTTTTGAAAGACACCCCGATCCGCTAGACTCGTTTAATTTTATATATAGAAATGATAGTCTCGGAGTAGCATCTGCCAATACAGGATTTTTCCTTTACTTTAAACAAGGAAATCTTCTTAATATAGATAGTAATTTCGAGTTTCCTGTACCTAACAGATTATTCCCGATTGAGATACAGAATATTAACCAAGACGACGTTTATGTTCAAGAGACAGACCAGGAAGGTAATGTCTTATCAAAGTGGGCAAAAGTTCCGGCTCTAGCAGGTGAAAATATTATATACAACAGTATTAATTTCTCCGAGAGAAATATATTTTCTGCAATTTCTGGCGCCAATGATACAGTTACAGTACGATTTGCTGACGGTAATTTCGGAAATGTGCCCACAGGACTATTTAGATTCTGGGTACGAGTGAGTGCAAATCAGCCGTTAGTAATTCGCCCAACTGATGCTCAAGGTCTACAGATTAATATTCCGTATATTGGTGTAGACCAACAGAGATACACGCTTAGGCTCATCTTCAACCTCGAGCAGACTATCGGTAACGCGGCAGCATCTGAGACCGATGAACAAATAAAACTTAGAGCACCCGAAGTCTTCTCGACACAATCCCGAATGGTTAACGGGAGTGACTATAATGTTCTTCCATTAATCTACGGTAATCAGATTGCAAAAATTCAGGCTACGAACAGAACATATAGTGGACAGAGCCGTTATCTCGATCTAAACGATCCAACAGGTTTTCATAGAGATTTAATTATATTTGGGCAAGACGGTGCTTTATTCAGAGATGATCAGAACGTGCTTGCTCAGGTGATTAAGGACTCCTCAAATTCTGGAAATATCGAGACTATACTTGTTAACACAATTCAGGAATTGTTAAGAGAACAAAAGGCATATAACTTTTTCTACGACGAGTATCTTCCGCAGTTCGAGTCAACTGTTAGAGTTAATAAGCAAGTTCCATCTGATCCAGGATACTCTCTATTAGATTTAAATAATCCGTATCAGCTACCATTGTTCTGGAAAACAAGCCCCTCGAAGTTTAAAAACGACACGGGCTTCTTTTCGAATTCTGTGTTACCTAACGGTGCAGCAGTTACTTTAACCAACACATTAACATCAGCCAACCCTGATACAGGAAATACAAATACCTATCAGGCATGGGGGCTAATTGATGCTGGGTCGATGCTGCAAATGGCATTGCCATCTGATCCTTCTACTCTTAATTCAGTTACTGTAAACAGTGTCGTGCAATCGGGATTGCCATTGATTATTAATCCGTTAAATCCGTATGCTAACGTCGGACCAATCGAATTAGGAAAAGAACAGCAGGTAAATTTCCAAGCAATAAAAATTTATCCTGTATTTAGAAATGACTTAACTAGTTCTGAAATTGACGAAATTGTTGCATCTATAAATTCTGGTATTTCTTTCTGGATGTACTACGATATATTAACAGATGAATGGCATACCTCAACTACTGCTACTCCTAACGTTGCCAATCAGGCCAATCAGCCGTGGAGTTATGCACCTACAAATACTGGTGAAATATATTCGGATTGGCAATCCTATCCTAATAGTGGACTGCTGTACGTAGCCATTGCAAGTAATAACCAAGGCGGTACTACAACCTATGACCTAACTGTACGCGGCAGAGTATATGTTTTCGAGTCCTATAGGGATGTTAGATTCTTCTGGGAACCAAATCAGGTTGTGATCGATAATGCAACAGGGCTGGCACTAAGAGACACCATTGAGATTATGCCGTTTGTTAACAGTAACAATCTAGTTAACAACAACGAACCCGTGATACCGCCATGTCCTGCCCGAGCATTTTTAGACACCGAAGTCGACTTTAACATAACAGGCGTCTATGTTCAGGATGACGGATATATAGACAGTTCAAAAGTTGAAGTTTCGCTTGTTGATACCGACAGTGATGGTATTGCTGATGACCCCGAAGGATTTGAAAGAATTGTTACACCAGAAGATAGAATTGTATTTGAGTATGTGAACAATGAAGTATCGGGATATCAGAGTACCAGACCGTGGATCTGTAAATGGAGAACGGATCTAGAAAATGAAGTTATGCCTTTGTATGTTTACTTTCCTGTAGACCCGCTCGATGATAATAAAATGTATAGTGCGCCTTATATTGCAAATATGGAATTAACACTATCGTCGGAAATATTAGATCCGGGGTCTGTTCTAACTCCTGGATTTCTATATGTCTATATGGACGAAGTTGATCTCCTTTTTGTAAATAATATAGCACAGCTCGAGTTTAGTAATACATTGCCTATAATATCTGTGGCAAATCAAGTTACAGCATTCTTTAATGGGCCAACCATAACTGATGTTGCAAACTACCCGTGGTTAGATGGAACTCAAAATTTAGACGATAAGTTAGATATTGTTAATCTATATTTTGTAAACAAATCTTATCTAATCTCAGCTATCAGCCCCCCTGGTTTCGGAATATATTACACATTTGAATTTGAAAATACAACCGACATTTCTCCTGTAACAGGATATCCTGCCGGAAAAATAATAACGGATATAGTTGACAAATATCATTACGATAAAAATGGTAAAGTTTTCACACAGAATACATCGGTGTTAGAACCCGAGAGATTGCCACTTTACTTTAAGTGGAGTCATTATGCTCCTATTGATCAACGAGTCGACCCTGCAGCATCTAATATTATTGATATGATTGCAATAACAGATGCTTATTATAGAGATGTGTTAATTTGGAAAAATTCAAACGGCAGTATGGCAACGTTCCCGCCAGCGCCAACAACCGAAGAGCTTAGAATTCAATTCCAGGATCTAAATCAGTACAAAATGGTTAGTGATTCTATGGTATGGAACTCTGGAACTTTTAAGATATTATTCGGTACACAAGCTGAAGCTGAGTTACAGGCAATTTTTAAGGTAGTGAAGGCACCATCAACAAATATCAGTGATAATGAAGTTAAAACAAAGGTAGTTCAGTCTATCGATACATACTTTGATATCAGGAACTGGGATTTTGGAGAAAAATTCTTTTACACCGAGTTGGCAGCATTCATACACCAGCAGCTTTCTCGCATTATAAGTTCTGTTGTCATTGTCCCGAGTGATGCTAAGTCTCAATTCGGTAATTTATTTGAAATATCGGCCCGATCAAATGAACTCTTTATGTCTACAGCTACAGTGAATAATATTCAAATTGTAGTCAACCTTACTGAGCAGAATCTTCGGGCCTGAGTTTAAGTATATAGATAATTTCCGTGATAAATACGTTGGTAGATAATATTGCTACCAACGGATAAATTCATGACTCAGTACATACGTAAGTTACCGACAGTTTTTCAAACTGTTACAGAGAAGAAATTTTTTGATGCTACATTTGATCAGGTCTTTTCAAAGAAGGACAG